CATCTGAATCATGTTTTATCCTCCTTAAATTTTTGCATTAAAAAAGACACTCAATTTGAGTGCCATTACAACGATTTATATTTTTTTGTTTTATTTGCTAAAAAGATTTCCGTAACGGTTATCCTTCTTAGACTTGTTTACATTAGCGAATACTTTTACAGTTGACTTTTTCTGAGCTTTCTCAGTAGTAGTTGCAAAAGTCTTCATATTAGAATCTGCATAGATAAGTTTTGCTTCCTTCTCTAAATCTTCGAGAGAGTAGTTATCCATATTTGTATACAGTTTCTCAAAATCCTTATTAATGAATTTTCCTTCTTCATCTTTTTCAGAAATAGAAGCAAAATTTTCATTTGCAAGAATTTCCTCACGCTTTGCATGAAGTTCATTCTTTTCTGCTGTCTCCTTAAACTCTTTGAGTGCAGCGTAGTTTGAACGCATAGACTGTAACTCTGCAAATTCACTATCTGTTAAAAGTTCACGATGTAAATTGTATCTTTCTCCATCAAAAGCTACATTATCACCGTCTTTTGTATAGTTCTGACCGAAGATTTTATCACCATTCCAGTTCTCATATGTAAAATGATCATCGTAAACAGCGTTGATAAAGTACCACTCATTATCAGCATCTTCATATTCAGATAAAAGCTGGTAAAGTGCATATCTTGTATCTTCATGACTGATTTCATATGTACGAACAATCTTTTCAAAAGTCTGACTTTCTCCTTCATCACCATCTGGATCAGAAGCTCCTTCGTCATCACCTTCTCCATCATTGGAAGGCTCACCAGATTCTCCGCTACCTGAGTTGTCTCCTTCTGAATTGTCATCATCGAACATCTCAGCGAATTTTGCTTCAAGTTCCTCATCTGACATTTCTGTATAGTCGAATGTTACATCTTCAGCAGTCTTACCATATTTGGCAAGTAACTCTTCAAATTTTGTCATTTTGTTATTTGTTCCTCCTTCCTTTGATTTTTGATTTATATCAAAACTCTCAAGAATATTAGTTAATTTCTCTAAAGTTTCAACCAATTTGTTGTCTGTGTTAAATGTTACTGTTTTCGCATTTACAGCGAAATCTTCAATTTTAAAATTACTTCCTGCCATACCAGGGGATACATCCTTTGACAGAAGAGTAAGACCTGATACATAAAAATCATCTAACTGCAATGTTTTATTAGAAGTATTAAATGATAATTCCCTAATGCATAATTCCACCGAACAATCTACAGTTCCACGTCTATTAAGAATCTCAATAGCGTCCTGACAATACTCATCGTATAAATAACCATGCAAAACTGCACGATTTACGCCAGCGTCTTCATCATATTCAATAGTAGTCTTTGTGCCATCAATAACGCCGATAGGCTGTTCTTCGTATACAACTTTGTCATTACCATCTTTGTCAGTAGTCACATAATAATCATGGCTACCGAAGTCTAATTCATTATCTGAATTGGTAGTGATATGTGCTAAGATTGGACGAAAGTTTGCTGATGGGACATTTTCATTAAAAGATTCTTCGGAGATTTCTGATTTATTGAGATTGACATGATCGTGAAATGCACGACTGACGAATGGAGTAAGAGACTCTTTATGTTTATCTTCATCTTTAGAAGTTTTTTCAAAATTACCATTCATACGAACCATAAGTTCTTTACCGAATTCATTACTATCAAAATGAGCAAAATTATTCTTTAAACAGAACTCATATAGCTCATCAATAGACATAATTCGTCTTTTCTTCTTTTTTGGCATTATTTAACCTATTTCTCCTTTCTTTGTTGATATACCACTCAAAGTAGGGGAGTGGTTAGAATGTTAGCATGTTGCTACATTGAATTTTATTATTTGTATTTTCAAAAGTGAGAGAGTGGTTATTTACAAATGTAGCCACGTTCCAATCTTGAGATACCAGTTTAAAACCTTCTTTAAGAAGTTTTTCCTTTGTCTCCTTATCAGAGGTTTTAATAAAATTGTATTTCATATTAAGATACCTCCTTTATTTATTATTGAGATCCTCGTCTCTCGTGCGAAGTCCAGCATCTGTAAGTTCTGTTTCATCTTTTTCAGGCTTACCGCCTTGATTATCACCAGATTGTGTATATGATGTGCTAAATGGTTTAAGCTTCTCGCCAAGATTCAAACAGTCTTCCTCTAAGAAATTCATAGCAAGAGTATCTTTTTCAGATACACCATTTAATGTGTTGTATAAAATCTTGTTTGGAAGTCCATTTTGACAAGACTCAAGGATTGATTTCTTAAAATCGTCCTTCTGATAAATAGAGACATCAAAGAATTTAACTTTACAAGGTTCAGATATCCAACTAGATAAAAGTCGATTTACAATCGCTTGAATCTGCGGAATAAGAGTTGAAATAGAAAATGTAGAATCTGCAAGTACGCCATATTTAAAGGCAGTAGAGTTAGAAGCGGAGTTTAGATTTAATATCTGAGCACCACCAGCCGTATTAAGAATTTCTTTTGTTGCTTTTTCGACCTTTGTTACATCACCAGTAGCATCATCTGGGAAACTAATTTCATGTAATTCACCAGGAACAATAGCAGCAGAGATATAAGGTGGTAAAGCTTCTTCAAGCATACGATTGAAATATTGAATCATTATATCTGGATTTACAGCCCAATCATCTACGTCATTTCCCATAGTCTTCATTTCTAGCCATACCAATTTATAAATGTTGGCTGCCTGTTGAACTGCTTGATAATCAGAAGCGTCCATAAGATCAATCAATGATAGGAATATAGGTGTAAGCACGGGAACAATGGTTTCCCAATCTTCAGACCTAAATTTAATACATACATTATATTCTTCTGGGATTAACTGATATTTTTCATTTGTACTCTGATATGTATTCCACATACTATTGAATGGTTCACCCCAATATTCCAATAGTTCAGAATTTCGCTTAAAATAACTCATATCCATTGCACATGCAAATGAACCATCAGGAAATACACCTGCAATTCTCATGTATGATGGATCTAGCGGAAGAATAAACATTCCTTGTCCTTCAGTATAATAAGCGCACCCATAAAATGCGTCTTCTCGAAGTGTTATAGATGCAGCTTTACGAAACTCATAATTCAATCCGAGAGTATCTATAACATCAACTGTCTCTTGATACTTTTGCAATGTTGATTTTACGTCATTATTATCTGAAATTATAAATGGGGGAACTATATTACGAATAGATAAATCAATTTGATTTGCATAATATTTGCAAAGACGATAGTAGATTTCTGAACGATAATAAAGATAACGAGATAAACTTCTAAGACTTGCTTCACTAGAAGAAATGTTTTTAATATAATCTTTTACATCTTCCTTGGAATAATTACTAATTGTAGTATATGTCTTGGATTTTTGAATATCTCGAAGACTTGTAATTGCACTTGTTGCGTCTTCATAACGTTCAAGTCTGCTTTTATTTTTCTCATACCATTCACGCATTTCATTTGCGGTTGGTTGTTTTGGAGTAGGAGAAGTGGTTTTCTTCTGTGAATTATTTATTTTAGCAGGTGCATTAGAATTTGCATCTACTTTCTTAGGTCTAGGCATATTTGATAATGCACCTCCTTAATTATATTTTGCTTTACGGATTGTAAGCTTTGAAACTAATGATTGTGTATCTTGTGTCTTAGGTTTCAATTTTAATTCCAATTGACACGCACACCAGTAAGAATAGGCAATTGAAGAATACCTATCTTTCCTCATACCTTCAACTTCTTTAACCTTGATATTTCCGTTTTTAACTTCGTGATCCAATTTAATCAATTCGTAAACGGCAAACGTTGTTTGTATATAAGACATTTTCAATTTTGCTTGCTCTGTTGGAGACATTTTGAAATATCCCTTATATGTTTCTTTTAATGAGCTATCCGCATCCTGTTCAGAAATAAGAAAATTAATTTTTCCATTCTGTATACCATTTCTAAGTAATACACATATCTCATTATTAAAATTAGCATTAGCTTTTACAGACCAAACAACTTTATTAGCATCACGAACTTTGCATCGTTCAGCCATATCTTTATCATTTATACAAGTCATCGCTCGATATCTTTTACCATTTTCTTGGCAAATTTGATCCTTGGTAATAAAATCATATACTCCCAAGCCGATTCCGTTTGTATCTAAAACTAAATCTGTACATTGATACTCATAAAAGTATTTCATAACAATCATTCCTAATTCGTCTGTTTTCAAACCTTCAAAAGTTTCACCATATACGAAATTTGATTGATATGCAGTATCATTTACTTGAATTAAATCATTAATAAAAATAGCAGAAGCGTCATTCTTTTTCTTTTTCGTAGATTGCATAAGAGCAACGTCAATAGATAGTATTCTTTTGCCAGTAGCTGTTAATTTTGGAATTGTTATTTTGTCATTGCAGAAACTCAATGGTGGAAATGCTTTGCGAAGTCTTCTACGAGCAGTTAATTCATCAAATTTAAATAAACTACCATCTGTATCACCAAACCACAGGCATTCCATTTCCATCTGCTGAACAAGTTCATTGTAATCAGCTTCACTCATTTCATCTTCAAGCTGAGAACGAGAGAGTAATCCTTCACGCACCGATACCTGATAAGGTAATCCACATATAAAATATTTTTTTGTATCATCATTTCTATTAATCTATCTGCATCTTCTAACGTATGGATATAGTCGCTAAGTTGTGGATAATGAAACTGTTGTTGTATTTGTATGATCAAAGAAATTAAGAGTGTAACTTTGTGCTTTTCTATAAGCCCATGAACTTTTAAAATATGCACTGGACATATATATTTCTTTATTTCTTTCCTGCATATGAGCATATTCAGGTTTTTGTAAATATTTTGGCTGTCTTGGACTTGTTAAGAATTTACGCAATACAGTATTAATAACTGTTTCATCGACCATACGAAATTCATCCACGACTATGCAATTTGCTCTGGCTGATCTTGAATTTTCTGAACTGGTTCTTGTTTTTATCCATGAACCATTTTTGAAATAAATAGAAGCGTCATTTTGACCAATATTACATTTTTCTATTTCAGAACGTAATATGGAAGATTGTTTCATGAAATCGTCTTGTATTTTCAACAAGACTTCGTTAGCCTGTTTTAGAGTTCCAGAACTAACAACTATTTTTGTACCAGGAAATAAAATACACCTTACACAACAGAAGAGAGCAGTAAGATAGGTTTTTCCTTGACCTCTTGCTGCGAGATACATAACAAAGTTATAGTGCATCATGCACCACAAGAGAATTTGCTGAAACCACTTAAGAGATAGTCCCAAGACCTCAGATACATACCTATGTGGATTGGCACGATAATATCCAGCCTTCCATGCAATCGTCTCCATTATCTTTTGCTGCTTGTCTTTCTCTATTTCCGTCTGAGTTTTTAATTGAGGCATAAACTATACCTCCTCTTCAGCTTTTTGACCAAATATCTTATCAAATAACGCTTCCGAATCAGTATCCTCATCGTACTCAGGTTTCTTAACTGTATATTTTGAAATGAATTTTTCATATGTAGATGAAAAAGCATTTTTCAATCCCATCATTTTAGATAAATGTCCCTTAAAGAAAACATCAATTAAGAGTCCAATTTTATCAGGATCTTTGAATTCACCTTCTGGTTCAGGAATCGGTTTTCCACCGTCCCATTCACCTTCCCATTTATCAATAAGTTGCCCAAATGTAAGATTATCAGTTAATTCAGATGCAGTTTTCTGATTAGGCTTAATATTTAAACTTCCTAATAAATTCTGTAAAGTAGCATCTAAATCTTTTGTATCTTTCCCATTTTTCTGAGCGTTATCTATTTCAAGTTCCTTACAACATACTCGTTTAAATAAAAGTTCCTGAGATTTATTTTCACAAGGGTAACGTGTCGTCCAATCTTGGTATTCCGTCTCAAGATACATAAGTTCTTCATTGTTATAATTGTTTCCAAATCGCTTTTTTGCAGATTTGAGAGTTTTTTGTACGATTCTTGTATTTGTTTCAGGCATTGAATCTTCATCGTCTATCGAGAATATTGAATCTTTATAAGTTTTTTGACTATAATCATTTAGGCTTCTACAAATTACGATCCACTGTTGAACAGCAGTACTTCTTATTTTTTCTCCTGTTTGTTCAGAGAGTTTTTGTAGCTGCTCATTATAAACATTTTCATCAAAATACCAATT